TTCGGGCCGGTGAATATTCAGAACGGCGCACGGAAAAGGCTCGATCTCGGAACAAAAGACAGGCTCCCATGAGAGCGGAGCCCATGCCACTTCCGGCGCTCCTATTCCGCTGCATACTGTTGCAAATCTCATTTTTGTCTTCCCATGCCGCCCCGGCATGAATGTTTTGCCGCCGCCTCAGTATTCAGATTCTCAGGCCAGCATTGCATGCAACACGTCCAATGCCACTCTGATAGGCTGCTGCATTTTGTTTTTTGCTGGAAGGATATCGAATATCCGGCGCATTTCCCGTAGTTGTTCCTCATCGTCGCTTCCAACGAGACCAACCAGCGTGTCGCGCAGGCGCTTATTGATCCCTGCTACATCCGCTTTGAGAGCGGCTATCGCCACCTCGTAGTCCAAAACGGTTCTTCTGCTTTCCTCCTTGGTGTATGGAGTGACAAGGCCCGTTGTATCGTCAATGAATTGCTTTTGAGCTGCAATGTATGACTTCAAAAGCGTGATTGACCTATCGTGCATTCTTCGCCCCCTCACGATTCCACCCGCGAGCGTTTACGAAGGCTATCATGTCCTCAGCCTTTTCCTTCGAGACGGTTCCAACCGCAATGAGCATGTCGAGCACGATCGCCTTTGAAATAGACCGCACGAGCGATCCGCTAACCCTCAACGCGAGCATCTTCGTGTCGGCGTCGATCCCTGGGCGGTCGTCAGGTCCCGAAGGGAAGTCTGGCTTCTTACACCCGTGTTTCAGTATTCCCTCCGGCAGCGTGTTGGGGCCCTTCTTCGAATGCCCCATCTTATATCTCGCCTGCGCCGGAGCACCCGCATCGATCTTTTCCCCACATCCGCACCTACAGATCCTTTCGACCGTCCCGGCAGAGCTTGGCTTGTGCTTCTTATGCCCTGATTTGTATTTCTGCGCTCGTCCAGTCGCCTGAAATTCTTCTCCGCAACCGCATTTACAAATACGGTTTATAGGCTTGTCGAATTCCTTCCTGCCCTTCACTGCCACAGTCCCCTCCTTTGTTAATTCCCTCGCTGGACCCGTTGTCGCGGCCGGCGCCTCAAACCGTGATGGCCTTATCATGCACTGCGTGCATTCGTCCTGATTGGCCACCGCAGGAAAAAACTTGTTCCCGCAACCAGATCGCGAGCAGACGCGCTCCGTAAACGCCCAGCTCCCCGTCGGCTTTCCGCGTGTGTGCTGCGCAGGATCGTCGTCTGCGAACGTACTCTTTTGATGTCCGCGCACGGTTCCCCCTCAGCAGTAAAAATTTTCCACATCGTCAAGACCAAACTTGTTGCCGTTACGATTATGCACATAGAGCGATTGCACAATATCGAATGGCGAAATCAACTCCGGCATGGTGCGTGGAGATCCGTCGATCTTCATAAGCGGGAATGCCGTGAACGTGTACCCGTCGCGATTGAGCTCATCCTCAATCTCGCTGGAGCAAACGAAGCGTCCGGGATCGTTGCGCAGCCCAAACGTCTTCTTGAGCCACGACGGAAAGCAGAACAGCTCTTCTATATCATAGAAGGTATTGCCGTCGGCCCAACGCTGCAGGTGCCGATCGTTTGCCCGATCACGCGTGAGGACATCGTCGTAGAACCGACAGCGCTTGATCGCCACGATCCGATCACCCAGCGGCCCGTTGTTGTCGTATTTGGTAACGCTGCTCATGGTGAGGCGCATCACGTTATGATCGTTCTTGTCGACGCACATCTCCAAAATCTTGAGACGGCCAAAGACCGAAACAAACTGCAACACATGCGCGGGCAGGCGGGGAGGCCAGTCGGACGCGGCCGCCTCAAGCCCGTTGATCTCCGCCTTCTCCGCGAAAGAGAAGAGGGACACGTCGGCAGAGAATCCGTAGTCGAGCGGTCGAATCGCGTCCTGGTTGAGTCGCTTTGTCATCGTCGAAGCCTTTCCATCTCGTGGTATTCCATGGCAGCGGTTTCCGCCTGGTCCATGAGTTCGGTAAAGAGTCGCCTTGGAGCAACTTCATCCGTCACGATATAGGAGCGTATCTCATGCGTCAATTGCTCCGCCACGCGCGCTCTCCGCATGATGTTGAGGCGAAGCTGGGTCCTTTTTTCCGAGTCCGTCATTATCGTCTCCTCAGTGGTGAAACAACATCGCCGAGTAGACCATCGCCGCGATGAACGCGATCCCGCTCAGCGCCGATATCACGCTTACGATTGCGATAAACAATTTCCCCCTCCTTCGCTTTTCCTGTTGACGCCGTAGCATGAGGCGCGTTGACAATTGTTGGTTCATGCCGCCTTCAACGCCTCTTCGGTGTCCTTTAAAAATGCCTTAACCATCTTGTCAACGTTGCTGGCCACGGTCCGTATCACAACCTGGTCGCCGGTTCCGGTAACCATCACGCCCAGGCTTTTGAGCTCCGCCGCGGAGAGCCCGCACAGCGCGTCCTTCACCGGGGTCTTCTCGATCTTGAGCAGCACCGCGACCTGCTCAGGCATCAACTTCTCTATGAGCCGCACCGTGTTTTCCTCGCTGGCGAATTCCACCTTGCCCTTGCCCTTTGCGAATCCAACCCTCACGCCGTGCAGTACCAGGGACCTGGGCTGCTTGAACAGATCCGGCGCCGCTTCGATCGCGGCCGAAAGCTCCGCTTTGCGCTCGGCCTCGCCCTCGACTGCACGCTTTATTGCTTTAAGCCGCGATCGAGTTTCGGCCTCTATCGTCACATTCAGCGCTTCCACAAGGGACGCTAGATGTTCGTATGCGTCGGAATACTTCTTTGTCAAATCCTCAATTTGCGCCAGGCTGCTCATGTTCTTTTCTCTCCTTGTTTCGCTTCATGGATTCCAATGCCCGGAGCACTTTGCTCACATGGTTGACGGGCGTAGTTTCGAGCCAGGTTATTTCCTCGACTCCGCAGATGATCTTGAGAAACCGCCGAAGCGCCGTTGCCCGGCTCGCCGCGTCCGGTTGCCGTGACACGTCTGCCCACATCGCCTCGATCTTGCGGAGCTGCGGAGGCGATCCCATGCCCGGGCGATGCCCCAGCTCGTCGTATTTCCTTATATATATAGAAGGGGACGATGTTTCCCTGGTCGGCTTTGGGTTCGTGGCGGCCTGCAGCTTCATGGTGAGGTCGGCCGCCTGCAGGCGCGTGAGGTCCTTGGACGTTGTCACGCCGTACCCGGCGAGCATCTGCCTATAATCCGATTCTTCCATGCGCAGCTTACTCTTGAGCACATGGATGATCCTGACCTGGGCTGGAAGGATTCCGCTCATGCCGCTTTTCCTTTGGAAAATTTCGCCGTGTATGCCAACATTGTCCCGTGCGACTTGACGATTCCTCCACACATAATAACGCGCTTGCACCGATGCGACAGCGTTCGGTCGTGGGTGACGACGCGGATGTCACGGTCCGCAACGAGCGGGCCGACGCCGGAGATGAACATGAGCGCCTCGGGGGCGGCTTTGTTTTCTCGGACGGTCATCGGGTCCTCCTACCGCGAGAAAACCTGGTCGCTCCCTTGGATTTGATAGTCCGCTGCGGCTTGCATTCATCAGCAGATTCATCTCCGGAACTATTCTTATCCGCAAATAGGTCGGTTTGCTGCACCGTCGTTTTGGCCATCTTCTCATAATCCGCTGGATCGAGCGTTTCGGTTGCCATGGTTTCCCCCTTTACTTGTCGAAAAAAGTCGTAGCTTCCCCAGTGGCCGATAAGGCTCCGTATTCCTTGTCGGTCAATTCCAGCAACGTGAACCTCGTCAAGGGGCCTACTTCAGGGCCGATCTTCCGTTCGCGAAGGTACCTCTGAGCGGACGAGGCTGCGGCCGGGAGGTCTATTTTGTCTGTATAAAATTCTGCTCCATCCGGGAGACTTACTTGCAGTACTCTCATAATTCTACCTCGCAATTGCCGCGGAGAATCCATGAGATGGTGACCTTTCCGGTGTCTGCAATTATCCGTAGCTCTCGTGCGCTTGGCAAGTTTACGTTTTTTTCCCATCGGAATACCGACGAGAAATGTTTCAAACCGCACAGCTTTGCATAATTGGCTTGAGAAAGTTCGAGCCTTTTGCGTAGAAACCGAATTCGTTCACCAATTCCGAGCGTAGTCATAATGATGTTCGTTCTCATATTATCAGCGTCTGCGCCGTGTTCCTAATCAACTTCGCCGTAATGTCCTTTTTGTTAATCCTGGAATAGCTGATAGAATTGATGAGCAGGTTTTCCAGGTTGCGTGCGTTGGCGTTCGACTCCTCGTGGAAAACCTCCCACAGATCCTTGTATTCAGGAAGCGCGCTCTCAATGATCAGTTCGGTGTCTTGCGGCAGGAGCGCGCCCAGGTTCTTCGAAATCGATACGCGCGAAAAGAGTTGCGCGTACTCTCGCTGCTTTCCGATCAGGTTCGAGCGCAAACGTTCCATGCCCACCATCAGGACGCCAATGTGTGCCTTGTCCCAAACCCGCCGCAGCAGCTCCAGGGCCTTGTAGGGAAGGTTCTCCGCCTCGTCAACGATTATCATGCGCTTGGTTCCGGAGAGGCGCTTTACACAAGCCTCGAACATTTCGTGGATGCTGCCCTGCGGTTCGCCTCCGATGAGCGTTCGGTAAAGGGCACGGAAGAGATCCCGCTCGGAGTAAACCGGGTCCGCCTCGATGAGGATGACGCCTGGGTTCTCCTTGCAGTACTCGTGTACCGCCTTTGTTTTCCCGATGCCCGCCGGCCCGTAGGCGATGCCGATCTTTTTCGTTACGTGGCAGATGTGGGCGACGTCGAAGAGGTTCCGAAAGACGGAGGTCTTTACGACGGGGATGTCGATAAGGTCCGTCGATTTCTCTTCGAGGAAATTTGCTATGAACGCCTTGACCTTTCGGTCGATTTTCTCCGTGTCGCCGGTATAGGTCCCGTCGAGATATTGCGAAACAAGAGAAGTGGAAACGCCGAATTCCTTTGCCAGGGACGACTGTGTGAGGTTGTGGTCCCGCACCAATATTACCAGTTCTTCGCGTGGTGAAATCATAGGCCCCTCCGTTTGATTTTAGGTGATGCGATCCGCCGATCGCGTTGATTACGCCGTCTTGATTCCGTGCTCTTCTTCCCAGATGTCCCGGTCGGTTTGCGTCTGGAAGAACGGTTCCTCTTCGCGCCGCTTGGGCGGGACAAACCCGCCCAGATCCGCCGCTCCGATTCCGTCGAGGTCCTTCTTCTGTTGAACGATCTTGTCGAATCCGCTATGTGACATCTCGTGAACTTTCGGGTGCGCCTCCTGCGCTCCGCCGGACATTTCTCGCGTTGCGGTTTGCATGCGGGAAATGTGCGCGGCAAGAGCCGGTTGTGCGCCGACACGGGCATATGCCTTTGCTATTCGTCGGTCCTTGCGCTTCGCCGCGAGCGCGAGCCGCAATTCCGATTTTTCAACTTCTGTTTTAGCAAATGCCTGGGCAGTGAGCACTCCGGCGCGGGCAATGCCCAGGAGTTCGTCGGAGACTGCGTCAAATACCCAGGCTTCTGCGTAGTTCTTGATGTCCCGGCGCATGTAGACCTTGCGGCCCTTCATACCTGAAAATTTCTCGCTCCAATAGAGCAGGCCGAATTTACTGTCGGTGATTCCATTGCGTCCGATGGTGACCGTACCGCTTGTTCTGCAGCAGAACAATGCAAGCGCGTCGCGGGATATTTCCCGCTTGGTAACAAACTCTGATTCCCACAACTGATTCGGCGATCTGCCGAGAAGGTTTTTGCCTTGCGATTTTCTGTTGTTGAAACTCTGTTCGATGAAGTTGCTGAAGAGCGGTTCAAATTCCTCGAAGGAAAGAATGGCGCCGGACTTGATTTCGTTGGCGAGCTTTTCCGGCCGCACCAGGATGTTGTCTCCGCGGTTGCCGACGCAGAAGTCGCAAAGCATTCCCTTGAGCGATGAAAAATCCCGTTCGATCGGCTTTGCCTGCGCGTTATAAGGCGCCGCGAACCGAACGCCAACCCCGAGCACGGAAAGCGTTCCTCGCTGGCGAGGTTCCGATTCCTCCAGGGTGCGCTTGACATATCTGGTGCGTCCGCCGGCGAAATCCTTGCAGCGATAATCTTTTCCGTTGTCGATGAGGATTTCTTTGGGGAGGCCGTACTTAACACAAGCAGCATAGAAGGTGTAGAAGATGTGGTCGCTGTTCGGATCATCGCAGTGCAGCAGCCAACTCAGCCATTTTCCGCTTTTGTAGTCCCGCCAAACTGTCAACCACGCGAACCGAGCCTTTCCCGTGTCCGGATCGACAACGGCTACGTCGAGTTGGTGATGGTCGGAAACCCAAACCTCGCCGGCCGCGACGTTGCTGTTATCCCGGTCGATGTAGCTTGCGTATTTCTTGTTCCACGCATGCACGCCGTATCGGGCCATGTATTGAGCCTGCTCAGGGATCTCCCGGTCCATTCTATTAATAAAGGCGCGGGGGGAAGGAAACTCCGCGGCCGTAATCGACTCGTCCGTTTGCATTGCGAAGCCGAGCACATCTTCCCAGCACCCCTTCGCCGTGGGACCAGCCTGCACGAGCCACAGCTTCTTGAATTCCTCATAGTAAATATCGGGAACCGTTGTGCTCCCGGCTCTTTTCCCGTATTTCGCCAGCAGCGCGCTCACGCCTTCGCTCGCGTATTTCTTGCGCGCGTCAATCAGGCACGGATAACTCGTCTTCTTGTCCGGGTTGGCGGCATTCCAGCTCGCCACGAAATCCATGAGCGCCTTGCCCCTCAACCCTTCGCTTGCCTGCAGGATCGCGAGGTATTTGTCCGCGCGCATCCTGGCCCATGCCGGCGAGTGCGCGTAGATCTCGCTGTCGATCACTTTTTCGTCAAGCGGCTCGCTTGGCTCAACTTCGAACGCCTGCAGCCCGTATCGCTTCTGAGCGTCAGGCGTGAGAGCGGAGACCGGCACTAACCATCCGATCTGCCCGTTCACGATTCCTTTGCAAGCGCCCGGGTATTTGCCATTGTCGCAGTTCAACTTTACCTGTTTGCGGGAGATTCCGAGGAGCTCTGCAGCCTCGCGGGAAGGAAGCATTTTTTCTTGCGCAGGGCTCGTTGAAGCGCTTATTGTCGAGGCATCGGCTATTGCAAGAGCGTTGGAGTTTTCCATTATCTTCCTTATTCTGCCGCCGGTGTCGAAAGTGGTTCCTGAACTATGTGCGTATTGTCGTCGGGAGTATTAAACCAGAATTGCAGCCTGTCCCGGAATACCGTGTAGCATTCGTCAAAGGACTTTTTCCCGCAGGGCCGGATCGCGCCGAATTGCTGTTCCGCTCTTTGGCGGAGGATCTGCTTGAGTTCGTTCATCGGGAAACCACGGCGAGGATGATGAGAATAGCGTATATGATGAGGACGGCGACCAGGTCGCGGCCGGTGAAGAAGGAGGGGCTGCCGGGATCGTAGTAGGACATCAGGCGGCCTTCCGGTTGCAGAGCTTTGACAGTTCGGTATTGATGAGGCGGTCTATCGCCGCGGATATCTTCTTGCTGGTAGACTGTCCGGAGAGAACGCGGTGCACGGCAACCTGGGAGACGCCCAGACGTTTCGCAAATGCCGCGACGTTCTTATGTCCGCTGCTCGCGATTGCGATGAGAAAAAGGCGTTTTTTGCTTTTGTCTGCGGCCACGTTTATTTTACTCCGCTGCAGTTTCATTTCTTAACCGTTATAAATATAACGCCATGGCTTATTAAAGTCAACCTAAAAAAGTTACAATCGTAACCGAGGGCGGCCGCGTGATTAATCGACAGGAAATTCTCGAAAGAATAAAGGAGAAGGAGGGTTTTTCCGGCCACGGTTCAGAGGCGCGCCTCGCACGGTTTCTCGGGATAATTCCACAGGCGCTTACCAAATACAGGAACGGAACGACATTTGATTTCGGAATAATCCTGCAACGGTGCGAGCACTATGACCTCAACTGGCTTATCACGGGAGAGAACCGAGGAAACTCCGCGGGAACGGCGCAGGAAATACAAAGGTTGAGAGAAGAGGTGACAACCCTCGTGAGGGAACGCGACAGCTACGCGGCAAAATGCGAGGCCCTACAGGAGACCATTCAGCGGATCTTCTCCGACGCAAAAAATAAAGCTTGACTTTACAACCCTCTAGTTTATATACTTAACCAAAAGGGGGTCTATATGAAACCGGTTCTTCTCTCAATTCTCTTGTTGGCATCGGCGGCTTGTGCGGCAAATCACTACCTCACCAGAATCGAACAATTGAGCGGCCAGTACGACTCTATTGCCGACACAGTCACGGGCAAGTTTGTTTCCGCTCCAACGCAATTCTACAAATACGACTCCATGGTCACGTATATCACGACGCACGATTTTCCTTCCTGGGAGATCCCGGAAGGGGAGAAGGTGCTGAGCCAGGGAGAAAAATTCTATCCCGGCTTTGGTCTCAGCGCTTACGACCTCGTCCTTTTCGGACCGGCTGGAACCGTACAGGATGGACGCGATCCATTCGGGCAGCCCAAAGCAACGTTCCATTACGGATCTGATGGGGTCATCACGGCGGAGTATCTATACCAGCCGAATTCGAGCTCGTTAACGCCGAACAAAGTTCGGACATTCACGTTTTTCCCGAACGGATACCTCAATGAGGTCCACTGCTATTACGTCCATGATTATTCGGGCGCGACAGACTCTATTTCCTACGCGGAATGGGAAGAATACCCATACAATTCCTACGATCAAAAAGGGCGCCTCACGCGCATGGTGAAACAAGGACAGTACCCGCAGATCTGGGGATTTCGGTATTTTGGCGACACACTTATTGTCACAACGTTCGCGCAAGCGCCTTATCGTGGTGCACTGGAATACCGCGCGCACTATTCGTCAACGCCTATCACGTCTGTCAACGTTCCTACGAACCTTGGGGCGAAGCCCCGCGCGGTACCGCGCAGGTCTTTCAGCGCGACGTTCTCGCTTTCTGGCCGGATCGTCCCTTCAGGGACCGAAGTCCGGAGGACGGGGATTTATTTGAGAGCTGGAAGCGCGGGGAAGATGGAGAAGGTGATGGTGACAAATGAAAAGTAATCAGGTGGCGCAACTCGCTGTTTTTATTCTCATCGTAGGAATCCTCGCGTTCGTGTTCATGCCGAAGATTTTCCTGGACTCAGGCGCTGAACAGCCCGCGCATCCCGGTGACGCCGTAATTCTCTCCTATCCGTCAAACAAGTCAATAGTTCTTCTCACAGATCAGAAGGAAGACTATGCCGAGCTATCGAAATATTGTGAGGCAAAGGACAAAGACGGGGTAATACAAATGATGAACGCCGGAAGGTGCTTCGCCGTCGACGACAGTACTCCGGCGCTCATGATAGCCTATGGAACGGAATATGAGGTAAGGATCAAATCAGGTGATAAGTCAGGAAGGTCCGGATTCGTACTCGCGGAAGCGGTACACAAAAGATCCGCTGCACGGCCGACCAATGACCAATGACTCTTTTTCTTTCTCAGCTCAACTGCGCCACTAAAATATCGTAGCTCGCCCCATACAAATCCGTCTGTCCATATTCCAGAAGTCTTATTTTGTCAACTCCCGAAACGGTCAGAAGTTGCATATTGATTCCCACTGAGGCTCCGGCGACAGGCAGCGAATTCCAGACCGAGGCTCCCGCAAGTTTCACCCTCGCGGAAAGAATTATGGTGGTCGCGATGGTCCAACCTGCCGGCAGGGAGATGTCCAGACCATATTGCGGGTCCGACCCGCCGACCGTTGCCGTCAACCGCGTCACGTTGCCCGCGTAAATCTTATTCCAGAACGCTGCGCTCGGAATGTCTCCACTTACAAACGGTCCATTGTCTTTTGTGCTCGGCATAAAAAAACCTTTCTGTTAAAACCTGACCGCCCCTTCGATTCTTCCTCTCACAATCTCCAAAATATCCGCCTTGTCATCCTCCTGCAAAACGAGAAACGGCCTCGCGGGAATCGTCACCTGCAGGCCGCGGCCGGCTTGTCCGCCGAAGTGATGAATAGCCCCGGCGCTCTTGTCGCTGTCGGGAAAAAGCTTGTTCGTTCCCACCTCGGCGCTTGTCGAGTCGGAATCCGCTTGGATGGATTGCAGCAGCCCCGCCTGCGATTTCTGTAGGATCATACCTGGCCATTTGCCTTCTTTCTCGCGCTGCTTTATGGTAGAAGGCGCAAGACCTTGCCATTTTTCCGGTCGGCCCTCGTCCCGGAAATTCTGCTGCACGCTCGACAGCATCACCGCGGATATCCGCTGCATGGGCTCAGCGAGATCCGTTCCCCTGCGCTTCAACTCCCGCAGCGCGCGGAGGATCTTCTTGTCGTCGACTTGTATGTTTATTGCGTCCATAAAATCTTTACGCCAAATTGTCGCCCTCTCCTTGGTCAAGGAGAGGGCGGGGTGAGGTAATTCCTACTCCGTCGCCTTCTTGTATTCCTTCACAATGCTCGGATCATACCCCTTATAATCAGGCACATACGCCGCCTTGCCCGGATTGTAATTCCAGCCCGGCCCAGTCCACACCGTCACGGGGCGGCCCTTGTTGTCGGTGGTTTTGTATCCCGATACGTCAACCAGTTCGTGCCCAGCCTGCGTGTTGTCGCCGATGGAAACTTCTTTGGTCTCCATGTGGCCCTGGCTCGTGGAGAGGTCCACACCGAGCTTGTCAAAAGCGCGTTTTGTGAGGGCGATCACGCTGCAGCGGCATCCCCAATCGATGGGCGGATAGTGTGTGTCCCAGAACGGATCGTCGGCCCGAAACACCTTGCCGTTGAGGGCCGCATGACTCGGCCTGGTCTTGGCATCCATCACAGCCACGTATTGCCAATAGGGAAGCGCATCCACGCTCTCGATCTGTGTCTTGTACCTTCCAGCCATGTAGCTCGTCTGCAAATTCGTCCGGTAAATATTCTTTAACCGGTATGCGCTTCCGAGCTGGACCTCCTGCGCTCCGCCTTCCTTGTTCACGATTATCTGCTTGCCCCACCATCCCATCTTCTTGAGCATGGGAGTAAGGTTTTTTCGAAACGTCTCCATGCTCGTGCCGTTGTCCAGGGCATCCAGGATGCCGTTGCGGATCTCCTGCAGCACATCCATGCGCGCCACATGCGCAACCGTAAAAACCTTGGCATGCGCTTCCTGGAAGATCTCGTGCCAGTCCCCGGACAGCTTCATACCCTTGCTTTTCAGGTAGGCAATCGCCGCCAGCGGAGGCAATCCAAACGCATATTTTAAATCAATGGCCATCCGTAATTCCTTCCCCTCCCGCTTTAGGGGAGGAGACAAAGGGGAGAGGTTCTCCCTACTTCGCCGCGCCTTTCACCTTCTCGAAAGTCCTCATCCCGCCCAGGCCCAGAACGCCGAACAACAGCGGCATGAGCGTGGATTGGTCCAGCGGCGGAAGCTCGGGGATCTGGCCGAGCACACCGGCGTGCCCAAAGAGAAGCGCACCGGTTTTGAGCAGCCATGGGGCCATCGGACAAATGAGAAACTGGTAGAGCAGCCCGAGCACGCATACCCAGCCCACGCACGGCCGCCACAACGCCTGCACCGGATTGCGCGACGCGGCGTCGATCTTGTTGATGTCGGCCTGACCGGCGGCAATCGCCTCGTCGGCCTGGAGGGATGCGAGCTGCAAATCATCCGCCTGCTTAAGCAGCGCGGCCTGCGCTTCCGGCGTGAGCGGGGTCTTTCCCGTTATCGCCCCCACCACCGTGTCCAAAATGCCGTTGATGCCGGTGAAGATGCCCGAGGATGCTCCTGATGCGAGATCCGTGATTATCGACATGTAAAGCTCCTTTTAAGAACCGTTAAAGATTCGTTTCAATTCCAAATTTTCACCCTCTCCGTGCGGGAGAGGGATGGGGTGAGGTCATTCCACGTTATGCCGGGTATTCGTCGTCCGGGCATGCCGCGATCGCGGCGATTATCCTGTCTGCGCGCGGCCCCACCTGCCGGTGCCACGGCGTGTCGTCCAGTTGCATAACCGCCGCTTTCCAATCACGCGACCGGATCGCGTTGAGGAATCGCGGAAATTTCGACAGGCCCGTCTCGCCCAGGTTGAACACCATGTTGACAATCGCCTCCTGCACCGGCTCGGGCAAGGACGAAAATTGCGGCAACAGCCGCTGCGCGCCCGCAATTGCCTTATCGAGATCCGCCTGGAATAGCGAATCGCACCGTTCGTCGTTGATTTCCGCATCGATCGGAATGTAGTCCGCCGGCACGATGAGGTGCCCGATGCCGATGGTCGGCTTGCCGAGAGAGTCTTTGTAGGCATTCAGGCGCTTCCCCTCGTCGGCCGTCAACAGCTCCTCGATTCTCTTTCTGTCCATACACAATCTCCCTTCCAAATTTTCACCCTCCCACTTTAGGGGAGGGCGGGGTGAGGTAATCCTATTCCGTCTCCGACGCCCCCAAATACTCGCTCACAAAAACCGCCCGTTCCAGCATCTGCTGCAGGGCGTCCGAATTCATCTCGGGATACACCGACGCCAATTTCTTGAGCACGGCATTGAGGTCCTTCTCCTTATTGACAAGGTCGATCACCGGCCTCAGCATGCCCTCGGCCTGCGCCTGCAGGTCCTCGTCAGAAAGGTTCCCGATCGCCGCATCGATGGCGTCCTGGCCGGTGCGTTCCTGCGCGACGGGCGTTTCGGAAAACGTCGCTGCCGTAACGTCCGCGGGCTTCGGGTCCGGAGTCCCGACTCCGGGCTCGGGCGCGCTCACGGTAAAATGCTCGGGCTTCAGGTTGTACGCCTCGGCGTAATACTCCGGTCTGAATCGCACGCCCTGGTCGCTCAAACTCTTGTCGCGTGTAGCAAGCGTCTGGTCTACGTCCTCATTTTCCCACAGCGAATAGCTCGGCCGCTCTCCGGTGAAATTGAGGTCCCATATGTATTTGATGAGCGTGTTGAGCGTCTGTTCAACGATGAATTTGTCCGCATCCACGATGTCTTTACGAACAAGAGCGGCCTCGGTTTCACCGCCCAATTTTCCCGGCGTGGATATCACACCAGCCTCGTGCCCGAGCTGGACAACGGAGATTTCTTGCTTGCAGCAAACGAGGAGATCCTTGTACATATCAGAACTCGCGGCCTTGCCGCCGGACTCTTTGAGCTCCACGCTGCTGTCGTCCGGAATAACCGCGGCAGCGTCCTGAATCATCTCGTAAAGCGAGTCGAGCAACTTTCCGCTCTCCACCTTGTCCGTTCCCCGCGGCACCTTGCCAATTGCGAATACCTGGCCCCACTTCTCCGCGAACGATACCCAGAACTGCATGCCGCCATGCTTGAACGCCACAGGCCAGAAGCAGCAGCTCAGATCCGGGAATCCGTAGGGATTGAAATACGTGGCCTCCTGCCGCGCGCAGAGAAATTTGCGGTCCGGCAGGTCCTGGCCCATGGGAAATTCCATGGAGCGGAACTTGAGGATGTTGTTGGCGTCGTAGATGAACCATTCCACCGGCTTGCCCACGATGTCCACCGGAAGCAGCCAATCGCCCACCTTGCCCCAGATTATTTCCAGGGGCGCATACCCGAACTGCGCAGCATCCAGGATCTCGGAGATGATCCGCTGCATCTCCAAATCCTTGAACATGTCGTCAACGATCTTCGCCTGCCGACTTTTGGTTTGCCCGCGGTCGAGCCCACGGTTCATTTGGAGCACGCCGCTTTTGCGGCCCTTGATGCACCCACGCACATATCCGTCGCTCTGCAGGTCCCGGTAGCAGTCGATCGCTTTTCCGGTCTTCTTGAGCACCGGATCAGGGTTTGGCAGCCACCACAGGTTCCTGTAGTAGAAATAGGCGTTTTGTCGGGTCGCCAATTCTCCGGTAAGCGAGACCGTCGGCGTGGGCTGCTGAAAGGCCCGAAAAGTGGTCGGATTTACGAAAAGCCCCTGTTTGTTCATCAATTCCTCACTTTTGGTGGTTCAGAAAACCGCTAGGTTGCTCAGGAAGGCGTTTAATCGCGTTCAATTTCAACGATCTCGATTTCTGTGCCCCTTTATTGGTCCGGACCTGCGATCGTCGATTCTAGGCCTGTTTCCGTGCGTTTTTCAAAACCCGGCCGTGATCCGTTGCCGGCGCCGGCTTTTTTCCCTGGTTACCACGAACGTCTGACCGCCCGGCCCTTTTGCCGCGTGCTCGGCCAATGCATATGCCCAGAAATGGTCGGCATGACCGGTTGCCTCGGTGCTGTCCGCGTCGTACCTGGTGTTGCCGGCAACCGTCACAATGCGGCGGATCGAGTGGAAGCTCTCCCGGATCACGGTCTCGCCCGGAATGCGGCTCCGGCAGTCCTCAAGCGCGTTTTTGGCGTCGGCCGCCAGGGCTTCCTTCACCGCGTTGGTGAACGTCACGCCCTCGATGCGGCTCTCGCCGTACTTCTCTCGCGCCTGCTCTTCGAGCGGAATGCCCATGCCTGTCTTGTCCAGGCACCCGCGCCGCAGGCGGGGCAACTTCATGATGCTGTCCAAAAATTGCAACTGGATGGCGAAGCGGGTTTTTTCAAAGGCGCGCACGAGCCTGGTGTATCGCACATCGCCCAACTTCTGCAGCAACCAGAACACGCTCATGTCGCGGCTGCGGGCAATGTCCCAACCGAAATACAAATCGCCTTCCTCGACGTTCATCAGCTCATCGAGCGTCATAATCAGGTTCGGCGCTTCGGCGCCGGAGATTATTTCGAACGCCAGGAACGCGGTGGCGCTGTCGACCGCGTTGCACATGAATTCTTCCTGCCACACGTCTTCGCTGCGGCAATTCGCGTGCAGATCCTCAAGCCACTTTTTCCGCTCCGCCTCGGTGGTCGGCCTGCCGTATATTTTGTCAACGATCCCGTCTTTGACCGCGTCCACGATCGTAACGACGTGCCTTTGCCATCCAGTCTTTCCCGCTTCGGTGTCCCGGCAGAACTGATAAAACAGCCCTTGCCGCCCATGATGCGTACTCAGTATGCGTATCGGGTATCCCCACATGGCCGTGGGCTGCGCGGCTTTCCACATTGCGGGCTGGTCGTCGTGCCAGGCTGCCTCGTCCCAAACGACCTTGCCGCCCTTGCTGCGGAACCGTTTCGGGTTGCTCGTAAGCGCAAAAATCTTGCCGCCGTTTTTGAACTCGATGCACAGGGCCTTGATGTCGTTCTCGCTGTCGAGCATCACCGTTCCCACGCTCTCGGCGACCGCATTGGCGATCTTCGCCCACATTGCGCAATAGTCAATGTATTCGCGCGCCGCACTTTCGTCGGCGCTGGTGAAAAAGACTTTTGTTATCGGGCGCCCGGGAACGTATTGTCTGCGCGAAATGATGTCGCGCACATCTTCGTAACTCTGCACATAGGTGGCGCCGATTCGGCGGGATTTCTCCCAAATCTTAATCATGGAGCAGTCGGCAAGCCAGCGAAGTTGATAATCAAGAAAATAGGCGCGGGTTGCGATCGTCTGCTCACCTAATTTTCCCCCTCTCCCTTTAGGAGAGGGCGGGGTGAGGTCGGTCGCCTTGGCCCGGGTTGAGGTCTTCTTATGCATTCGCCGGCGTCGGTTCGATGCCGAGCAGTTGCTCCATTGTTTTGAGCACGTCGTCCGGATTTGCCTTTTTGTCGCCGTCTTTCCCTTTTTGATTCGCCACTTCCTCGTAGTCCTTCACCTTTTTCACGTCATTGATAAGCGCGTGTGCCATGTACATGCGGCCGGGATCGACGCGGACCCCCGCGCGCAGATCGTCGCGGATGCTGCGCAGCAGCTCTTTACCGAACTCGTAGAGCTCCTCGTGAAAACTTCGGCGCGAGGAAAGATATTGCGCTCTTTTCTCCTCCCAATTTCCTTCCGCTTTCCAATTGCGAATCGTCTTTTCGCCCAGGCGCAATCGTGATGCAATTTCCAGAATGCCGCACTGTTCTATTACGTAAAGGCGCTCCGCTTCCACTCCGTATCCCTCTTTTTTAGCCATTGAGACTTTCCTCCAAAATCTTGAGCCGTTCGGCGCTCTCGCGAATCCTGGTTACCGCCGCGCACATGCGGCCGCAGGCCAGCGCGATCTTGTCGGTCTCTATGGTTTCTATTTCCAGCCACGCGCCGAGCTTCTCACGCAGCACGGTGCGAAGAAGGTTCGCCTCCATCTTCGCCTCGCGAATAAGGTGTTCCTCAACAGCTATCTGGCTGCGCAGGGCAGCCCGCTCCATATTCATCGTGGTTCCTTTCTACTCGGACTTGATCTGTTTTCGCACGAGAGGACAGTTCATGTTCGTTTCGATTTTGCCGCAGAGGTTAGCAATCTGCCCTCCCATGAACTCCACGGATTCTGCGAACTTGTTGAGGGTTTGAAAATTTTCGCTCGCCCGCAAGCTTTGTTCCTTCACGATCGAGCTGAATAGTTCCTTTTGCTGTTCGAGGATCTGTTTAAGTACGGCTATATTTTCCTCGCCGCGCTGTCCCTGTTGCGAGATCACCGACTGGAACAATTCCTTCTGCTGTTTAAGAATCGTATCGAAAAACCTGAGCGTCACGAGCCAGATCACAAAAATTATCGCGCCAAAACCGGTTAACTTGACCAACGCTGCAACCGACGTCAGGTCTATTCCCATGGCGATCCTTTCTTTGGTGCGAGCAACGAGCGAGGAGACTGATGGGCGCAAAGCGCCCATCTGACCACAAATAATACCTCAATTTTTCCCCCAAGTCTATTGCACCGCGCAATGCGTCGCTCAATAGACTTAATACAAAAATCCTCGTATCTTTTCTCCATCAGTTCGAATTCCAATTTTACGAAAAGGCAAAATTCAGCAGGGGAAAACGATGGGCTGGATCACGATCAACGGAACTCACGTGTTTGTCAAAGACGTCGCGTCCGGCGACGTGCAAAAGGGCGACAAGGTCACCGTCGACGAGGATCGCGAAGCGGGAATGGCCGGCTACCAGGGCGAGGTTACCGAAAGAAACGGCGACTACGTCGTTGTCAAGGACTCCCAGGGAAACGAGCAGGAGCATCACATCAGCGCAATAAAGGGAGCGACCAGGGCATCGAAAAATTTTTCAGAAGGCAATACAATCACTAATCCAATCGTCGAGGTCCTCAAAGTCGGAACGTTCACGGATTCGCAGGGGCGCGAGCAGTCGTTTACCGAGAAAGATCTCGCGGATATCGCCGCCAAATACGATCCCGCAAAACACGAGGCTCCCGTGGTTATCGGTCACCCGTCCGACAACGCCCCGGCGTTCGGCTGGGTGAGCCGTGCCTTTACAGAAGGCAAGTCTCTCTATCTCGAACTCAAGAGCCTCGTCCCGGAATTCGTTGACGCCTGCCGCAAGGGTATGTACAAGAAGCGTTCTATTTCCCTTTATCCCGATCGCTCGATCCGTCACCTGGGATATCTGGGCGCAATGCCGCCCGGCATCAAAGGTCTTGCCGATTGCGCCTTTGCCGAGGGCGACCAGATAAGCATAGACTTTGCCGGGCCTGAGTGCTCCGGCGCCTTCAATCACGTGGGCAACGTTCTGGGCAGCATCCGCGATTTCCTCGTGGAGAAATTCGGCAAAGAAAAAGCCGACTCCGTCATCCCCGCCGCGCACGTGGATCGCCTTAAACAAATGGGTCCCGAGGTAGCCGATGCGGTCACGTCGTACGCCGAAAGCGATTCCGACAAGGCCGCCGCAAATAAAAACAACAAGGAAGAAAACGAAACTTTTTCAGAAGGAGAAAGCATGAAGACTGCAGAACAGCTTCAAGCGGAAGTCGATGTCCTTACAAAAGCGAACGCGGATTTCTCCGAGGCCGCCAAAGCCAAGGACGCGCAGATCGCAACCCTCACCACGGAGAATGCCGGACTCAAGAAGAAGTTCGGAGATGCCGAGACCGAGACCCGCAAAGCCGGGTTCGTTGCCTTCTGCGAGAAGCTCGTGGGAGAGTTCCGGCTTGCGCCCGTGATGAAGGACGTCACCGTGCAGCAGCTCGAACTTGCGCACCAGGCGTCCCAGGGTGCGGAGTTCGCCGAGAACAAGACCGAATCTCCTCTCGCCAAGATCCAGGCTGCGCTCTCGGCCGCCCCGGTGGTGGTCGAGTTCAAGGAGTTTGCCAAGCGCGAGACCGCGGGCAAACAGGGAACGGGAACGGCAGGTGAACAGCTCGACGCGATCACGGTCGCGAAAACCAAGGCCAACAAGGACCTGAGCTACGGCGCGGCATTCGCCGAGGCGCAAAAGGAAAACATCGAGCTCGCGCAGGAGTACGCAGCCAACAAACAGTAGGAGCCGGGTCCATGGGGAACCGCCGCGGCTAAGCGTTAAGAACCGAAAACACAAAAGGAGATTTTGATATGGCAGCCGAAAACAGAATTCTCGACCTCTCGTTCGTGGCAGACGAGGACCTCTCCGCAAACCAGTTTCAGTTTGTGGTCCAGGACGCAACAAGCGGGAACGTGCGGAGACCCAACAACGCTACCGAGCGCCCCGTCGGCATCCTGCAAAACTCGCCGGTTGCCGGCGCCGCGGCATCCGTGCGCGTCGCGGGAGTCAGCAAGCTGCAAGTGAATGCCGCGCTCGCCGCCGGCCAGATCGTCCAGCCGGAGTACGTCACGGCCACGGATGCCGGAGAGGGCCAGGCGCTCACAAACGGCATTGCAAGCGGCGTGCTCATCGACGCGTCCGGCGCCGACGAGGACCTCGCGAGCTGCCTGATCTTCCAGGTTTACCCGGCCTTCACAAGTGCGAAGGTTCGCACCGTGGTAACTGACTCCACCTCCGGCCCCCGCACTTTCACCGGTGCCGAAATCTTTGGGGGAATGATCTTGCGCGACCCGAACGGAGCGGTTCGCAGCGACGTCATGCCCACGGCCGCCGACATCGTTGCCAACATCCCCGCCTGTGTTGTGGGATCGAGCTTCGAGTTCGTCATTCGCAACTCGGGCGCCACGTACACGATCACGATAACCACCGAAGGCGCCGACGTCACGCTCTCGGGCACCATGACGATTGCAACCGCGAACAGCAAGCGGTTCCTGGCCGTGGTGACCAATATCGGGGCGGGCACGGAGGCAGCCACGATCTACAGTCTCGGAACGTCGATCCATTGATCATTGATTTTCCGTAGGGGCGGGTTTTAAACCTGCCCCTACCGATCGGTAATAACGCAAACGATTTTCAACCGAATTAAACAAAGGAGAATGCGATGCCGCAACCCGAAGTAAGAGGAACGATGGTAGCCGGGCCGCTGGCGCAGGTCAGCGTGTTCTACAAAGGCCCGGAGATGGTCGGCGATCAGATTTTTCCGATCATCGACAGGGTCCCGCCCAAAGCCATAATCGGGCGGTACAAAAAGGGAGCGTGGTTCCGGGACGAAGCCGGAATTCGCGCACCGGGCTCGCGCGCTGCCCGCGGCGGGTTTCCCATGGATTCGGTGGGCATCAGCACCAAGGAATACGCGTTCGCCAAGGAAGTTACGGACGAAGACAGGCGCAACGCAAAATTCGCGTTCGCGCTTCCGTCACAGCCCGATCAGGACGCTATCGAGTTCGCAACCGCCAAGGTCGATCTCAAAAAGGAACGCCGAATCCGCGACCTCATCGTCGGCACCACGTGGCTCGACGGCAACGTGGGCGGCCAGGATGCCGCAGGAAAATGGGCGGCCGGCACAGGCAACACGTTCCTCTCCGACGTCAAGGGCGCAATAAAGACCATACACAACGCCACAGGAATCGAGCCCAACAAGCTCCTCATGGACCTCGGGACATATCTGTCCCTCACCGAGGAACCGACGCTGCTGGACAAGATCAAGTACACCGAGAAAGGCATTCTCACGGCCGACCTCATGGCCGCCGCCCTGGGTCTCGACGAGGTTATCGTCGCGAAGGCATTCGTCAATACGGCCAAGGAACGGAAAGACGGTTCGGATTTCACCGCCGGCCCGCTCTGGGAAATCCACGCCACAAAAGGCATGGGCTTCCTGTTCTATCGGCCTTCCGCTCCCGGCCTCAAGGTCCCGAGCGCAGGATACCAGGCGCGAATCGCCTACGAGAACGGCCTGCCGCGCCGAACCATGATGTGGCGTGAAGACGCGGAGCATCAGGACGTATACGAAGTCGCGGAAGAGACCGACATCGTTGCCGTGGGCACCGATCTCGGGTTCCTGTTCGCCGATACACTCCTGACCTAACGAACACGTCTGTCAATTTGTAGGGGCACGCCATGGCGTGCCCCTTCGACAACACAATTTTAGGAATGCGTTTGTAAATGTCTTATACGACCCTCGACAATCTCAAATCCACCGAGCCGGAAGCGCAGATCATCCAGCTCACCGACGACGCCAATACCGGCGCGGTCGTCACAGCTGTCGCCAACGATGCCATGACCAAGGCCGACGGCCTCATCGATTCGTATTTGCGCGGCCACATAACACTGCCGCTTCCGCAGCCGTATCCGACTATTGTCGTCCAGATCGCAACCGAGCTTGCCATTTGCAACCTCTATGTGCGCAGATTCGGCAGCAATCTGCCCGACTCAATCTTGACGCGCCAGAAATGGGCAGAGGGAAAACTCAAGGAAATTGTCGCCGGGAAAATAGTGATCTCTGACGACGAGGAAGTTCAGTCCGCATCGGGAAACGTTTCAGCCAGAACGCTAAACAGAATTTTTACGCGCGATATCCTTGACACATTCAGGTAACTAATGCCCTCCGTCATCTTTTCCGATATCGAAACCAACGCCATCACCGCGCTCAAGACCGCGCTGGCTGCCGCCAATCTCCCGGTGCAGGAAGTGGACCTGCAGGAGAATCCTCCGGGTATTTCGCGCACGGCTGTCCATTGCCTCGTTTCCGACGTGTCGTTCCGAGAACTCACCATGACGAAGTTCAAGGCGACGGCCACGCTGTCGGTTGTCATTTTTGTCAAGGATGTAAAAAACGAGGCGACGCGCCGGCAGGGAGCGTATCCCGTGGTCATGGGATGCCTGGGCATCCTTTGCAACGCCGACCTGGGCCTTAACATTACAAAGCTGGCCCCTTCGCGGCTTTTCAACATCACCCCGGCAAAGTGGAAAGACGCGGGGATAATCGTCTTTCAACTGGACTTTAAAACATCATTCAACGTGAGCGCGGACGAACTGGACGGCAATGCCGTGGATCTGCTCACTGTCGCGGCGCAATACTTCCTCAATCCCGCAAACGAAACAGGAACTCCCGACGCATCCGACACTATCGTTTTACAAACGCCACCGGAGGGGGAATAAAAATGCTTGTCAAGGCGCAGCCGGGCGCATTTTGCCCCAAAGAATTGTCCCGAATACGCATAACGGACGAGCAGCCGCAAGAGGTTCCAAACTCGGCATATTACCGCCGCCTCATCCACGAGGGAAGCCTCGTTGTGGTCGAGCCGGAGCCCGCTGCACCGGAAACAGAATTGCCAAACGCAAAGGCCGCAAACAAGAAAACCAAGGGAGGGAATAGCTGATGAGCTCCAAGAATATTTCTTTCGTGTCGATCCCCAGCGGCCTGCGCAAGCCGGGCGATTACATGGAATTCAACACGCGCATGGCCGTCAATTCCCTGCCCGCAAACGTGCAGAAGGTGCTGCTCATAGGGCAGCGGCTCACATCCGGAACCGTGCCCGCACTCACGCCCACGCAGCTCTTTTCGTCGTCCGACGCCGCGGACTTTTTCGGCGCAGGCAGCACGCTGCACCTGATGGCGATGGCGGCGCTCAACGCGAATCCGTACCTAAACCTTTTCGCAATCGCAAACGACGACGCGGGCGGCTCCGCTCCGCGTCAGGAGACCATCACGTTCACCGTGGGCACGCTCTCCGCGGGAACCGTGGTGATCTGGATCGGCGACCAGTACGTGCAGTTTTCGTACACGTCAACCGACACGCCGACGTCGATCGCGCTGGCCATCAAGAACGCCATCAATGCGCTCACCAGTCTGCCGTTTACCGCGGCGGTTGCCGCGGGAGTCATCACGCTCACAGCCAAGAACGCCGGCACGGTTTCCGGTCAAATCGCCTTTGAGTCGGGCGTAACCGTGGGCAGCGGCCTTACGGTTGCGTTTGCCCAGACCGTCCCCGGAACCGGAGATCCGGATATCCACGCAACCGGAAACGTGCTCGACACAATCACCCCGGAGCAGTTCGACATCGTTGCGTCGTGCTACAATACGATCACGATCCTCGGCTACATCAAAACGTATCTGAATCTCGTGAGCGGCCCCATCGAGGAACGTCCCGGTGTTTGCTGGGCGGGCCTCATCGATACGGTGGCCAACGCCGTTTCGCTCGGTGACGGGGTCAACAGTGGCCGCATTTGCATTGCGCATCTCAAGGGTTGCCGCACGCCCGCGTTCCAGATCGCCGCGGCCGTCGCCGCCGTCGATGCGTCGCTTTCCGATCCGGCCATGCCGCGCAGCGGTATGGTTGTCTCGTCGATCGCCACGCCCCCGGTGCAGAACAGGTCGACGCGCACCGAGCAGGAAACGCTCCTGAGTAACGGCATCACGCCGCTGGAAGTTGCCGACGGCGAGCAGGTGGAGATCGTGCGCGCGGTGAGCTCCTACATCACCGATACGTCGCTGCTCGATGTCACCACCATCAAGACACTCGACTACACGCGCCTGTCCATACGATCCATGATGAAGACCAAGTACGCGCAGGCCAAACTGCGCGACGCAACGCCCACCAAAATCGGCACGGCCGACGCGGTCAAGAGTGATGTGTACAACGTGCTGCTCAAACTCGACGATCTCGACATTCTGGAAAACGTCGAGGCCAATAAGGACGGCATTATCGTTGAGCGCGACCTGCAAACCAGCGGCCAGCTCAACGCGAAGATTCCGGCCGACGTGGTGGAGGGCTTGAGCATATTCGCCGGAGTGATCGATCTCATTTTGCAATAGTGTCCGCGGGGTACTGGTAGGGGCGGCGTGCTGCCGCCCTTTTTAAAACGGCAATAAACGGGTTTTAACGAAGGGATACAAATGGCAGGCGACTACATTGTAAAGTGCGTCCTCACGGTCGACGGAGTTGATGAGAGCGATTTCGAAAGCGTCGAAGAAAAGGAAGTCGACTATGCGAAGCGCGTCGAGCTCCAGAACAAAACCGGCTTTGCCGAGCTCACACCCCGGTACGAAATCGACGTCAGCTACGTGGTCCCGGCCGTCAATCCACGCGATTGGACAAAGGTGAAAGACGCGACGCTCATCATCACCGACGATGGCGGCAACAAGACCACCTATACAGGTGTTTGCCGCCTCAAGGTGGGCACGGCGAAACGTGACGGCAAGGAAGAGCTCAAACAGCTCATCACGCTCGGCGCAACAAAGAAAATATAGGCATCCGCCGGGCCGCGTCCTTCCCCCTCCTTTTGTTTGCTTCCGCCGGGCGAACAAAGGTTCTGGACGCGGCCTTTAATTCGTATCCTCATTCCGAATTTTCTCCCTCTCCCATGGGGAGAGGGCGGGGTGAGGGGCAAACTCGGCGGGCAAAAAGGGGTCTCTTGTGTTAACAGAAACAATCCAGCTCACCGAAGGCGTCGACGTCGACGGCGCTCGGCACAAGTCCATCACCATGCGGCTTGCCCTGGTGCAGGACAGCATCGATGCGCAGGAAGAGAGCGAAGGGAAAAGCGCGGTGTACCTCACGTGCTGCCTGCTGGCAAAATCCATTGTCAAGTTCGGAACGCTGCCGGAGAAGTCCATCAATGCAGCGTTGGTAGCCCAACTCAACGAAGTCGATTTCGAGCGCCTCAACGAGGCGCGTGAAGTGCTCAAAAAAAAAGTAGTCTGGCAGGGGTGACCGTGAAAAACCTTCGCACGGGAATCGCCGTACTTGTCAAGTTCGGCTTTTCCATGACGGATGTGAAGGCGATGAGTGAGGCGGAATTCGAATCGTTCCTCGACATAACGGCGCCCCCGGAAGATCCTCGTTCCCGTAAACGCATGGTACGCAGGAAGCAAAAATGAGTGACGATAAACTCACCCTTGCGCTCAAACTCATAGCCGAAAACGGCGTTTTCAAGGCAGTCCTTGGCAATAGCGAATCAGCGGTCAATAGGTTCGTTAACGGGACCAAGGCGCAAATCGAATCCCTGCGCGGGTTCATGCATTCCGCCATGGGGAAAATAGCGGGCGTGGGCCTCGGTTTCGGCGCGTTCGAGATCGCCAAGGGCGCGGCCGCCATCGATGCGCATCTCACCAGGATTTCACTTTCCGCGGGGAAAAGCAAAGCGGACGTAAAGGAACTGCGCGAGCAGCTCCAGGGCCTCGGTGCAAAGACCGGGCAGAACGTGGGCGAGCTGGCGAACGGGTTTGAGCGGCTGTTCAATCTCGCGGGAGATTGGGACATTGCGCGCGCCGCAATCCAGTCCGTCAATACCGCTGTAAAGGTGACGACCGCCAATACCGATACGCTTTCCGAGGCGCTTTCAATTGCTCAGACATCGTTCGGCATGGATCTCTCTAAGAAAGGCGCGCCATCAGAAATCCTCAATAAGATGCAGTCGATCGCCCCGGGCGCCGGCGGATTGCAAAACGTCGCAAGCATTTTCAACAGCATCGCCCCCATGGCCGCGCTTTCCGGGATGAACTTCGACAGCTCAATTAAGCTCATCGGCATGATCTCCAACGTCACCAAGAACCCCGAACAGATGGGCGAACTCGCGAGCCAGTCCCTTCGGCTGTTCACCAATCTGCGCGCGATTACAAATAAGAAAGGCACGCTCGGCAAGGTTGTTTTCGACGAAAACGGCGAGCGCCGCGACCCCATCGAGGTTCTCAAGGGGATCAAGACTCTCTACGATTCTCTCTCGTCAAAAAAGCAAATCGGCATGCTCACCGCGCTCACCGGCGGCGCGGACCCGCGCTCCACGCGCATCATTCAAATGCTTTTGAAGTCCAACGCCCTCAATAAGGGCGATGCTTTTCAGAAGAAACTCGACTCGTCGACCAATGGCCTCGAAAACAAATTGCCCGAGGCGCTCAATAACGCAAACGACCAGGCCGCGCGCCTCAAGAACGTGCTCACCGACGCAGGAGAAGATTTCGCTCGGCCGATTGACAGGGCAGTCGCCAACACAATCAAGTTCGGCATGGACAAGGCCAACCTCTCCGGCCGCGACGTCGCGGCCCTTGGCGTTGCCGCTGCCGGTACCGCGTGGCTCGGCAGCAACATGATAAAGGGGACCATCGGCAAGTTCCTGGGCGGCAAGGCGTCGCTTGCGGGCGGCATTGCCGAGGGAGCTATGGTCTCGCGGGTCGGCGTGACGAGCGTCTATGTTGTCAACTTTGGAGAAATGGGCAGCGCGCTGGGCAATTCTCCTGCAGGCAAGTTTCAGGAATATCTGCCGGGCGACAACCCGGCACAGGAAAAAGGCATCTCGAAATCGGTTCTTAGTTTTGCGCAGAGTGGCCCCATCGTAATTGCCGCTGCAGCCATCGCTGCGAGTCTCTGGGCAGGGTCGCAGGAAAAATACCGCAAAGTCGCTGATGCGCTGCGCGGCGGCAATGGTCTGCAGGGCGGTTTTGCATCCGGGTCCGGATCTGGGTCCACTTCCGGGCGCGAGCTCTCCAATTCGGAAGGATTCGGCGGCGCAATGTCCCCAAGCTCCGCCTTGCATCACGAGACCAACGTCACTGTCTATGTTGATAACGAAAAGAAAAAGCCGTCCAAGACGATCGTTGACGGACGCGGGAGCTTTGTACAATGACAATCCGCGCAAAGGCCAGGCTGGACAATTTTCTCCTCGATATGGAGACGGTCGAAGACACACTCGAAAAGGCAATTGCTGAGTACGAGTTTGCCTATCGCGACGGAGCGGACCTCGACGACATGGGCGCGCATGCCAGGCGCATTACGTTCCGCTGCCATTTTCTCGGCGACAGCTACGATTCGCACGAAGATTTTATTGCGCACGTCTCCGAGACCGGCAATCAGCTTTACAAGCTCACGCACCCGGTCTACGGGCTCGTTGAGGGCAAGGTTGCTCGGGTCCACGTCGTCAAGGACAAAGACACCCTCGACGACGCACCGGTCGATATCGACTTCATAGAGCAACTCAACTCCGAATCCGGTTTCGGCGGCGCGGTCCAGGTCTCCGTCAACGTCATTTCAAACGCCATTGAAGACACATTCCAGCTCGGGCAATTAGAGCAGATGGCCGAGGTGGCCTCGGATTTTTTCGACGCGGTGGGCAGCGAAGCGAACGACATGATAAACGCCGTGCTCGATCCAGGCAAGACACTAGTTGATTCATTTGTGACCGCATCGCTTTCCGCGCGCGACGTGCTGCACACCATCGACAACGGCATCGCACAGGCAGGCGCCCTGCTTTCGTCCACTACGATCCCGGCCACCGAGCTTGTATCTATAATAGAATACCCGCTCACGCTTCCTGGCCGGGTTGTGTCCACGCTGGCACAGGCTACGGCGCGCCAGGCGCAGGCCCTGCAGGGGCTCGCCTCGGTACCGAGCCATTACATCAATGCCCTTGCGTCGAGCTTGGCCGCCCTCGCAGGGCCATTCACGAGCGACCTGTTTCCTATGGCAAAACACCTGGCGATTGCCTCGGCGCAAACGCTCGCCCTGCAATCCGCATATCGCTACGATGAGGACGAACAGCAGCGGCAGATCCTCAAAAGCGTAGAGACGCTGCAATCGTTCGATATCCTGGGAAACTATCTCAATCCTCCCACCGCCGGAACCGTGATGACGATCGACGAACTGGAGTCGACGCTCGCCCTGGTGCGTGGAAACCTGCAGGCGGTAATCGAACAAGCTCGCGACAAGACCTGTCTTAAGACTCTGGCCGCTTCGCTCCTGCAGCACGTGAGCTCGGTCAAGCTGGACCGCGAGAACATCGTCACCAGGGTTTACAAGAGCACCATGCCGCTGCACCTGATTTGCCTGCGCGAAAATCTTCCATACAACTACGCCGAGCGCATTCTGTCCATCAATCCGCAAGCGCAAAATCCATCATTCCTTTCCGGCGAGGTGAGCGTTTATGCTGGATAAAGTCTCCCTCGTCGTCGACGGCAAGCAGCATGACGATTTTATCGCCTATACGGTGGACTCCGATTTGTTCCTCGCGGCCGATGCGTGGAGCTTTGACCATTACAAAGTCGACCAGGGGTTCGCCGCCGGGCAAAAGGTGCAACTCTTCGTCAACGGTCACCCGGAACTAACGGGGATCGTTGACCGCGTTGAGATGAGCTACGACAAAAAGGGCAAGAAGCTCGTGGTCTCGGGCCGCGACATGATGGGCCTCGTATGCGATCATCACTGCGAGCATTTCTCGAAAGACAAGATTCTCGACGGGAAAACGATTCTGCAAGTCGCGCAGATGCTCCTCGCCGACGTCCCGCTCATCGATCGACACATAAAGATCGTGGGCTTCGACGGAGCGACGGGCCGCTTCGACGCCAAATACACGTATGAGAAGATCGACCTGGGCGAAACGGTATTTGATGTGATTCGCCGGTTCGCCGACGGCCGCGGGCTGCTTTTCTGGTGCGAACCCGACGGCACGTTTACGTTGGGGAAACCAAAGGACAAGGGCGCCGCAATATTCTCCCTGCGTTGCAAGAAAGACGCACCGGAGCAGAATAACGTTCTCTCCGCGACGATCGCGTCTGATATCTCGCAATCGTATTCGAGCGTTACGGTGAGCGGACAATGCCAGGGCCTCGACGAATGGGATCTCCCGACAACGGTAAATGTGAAGGCAACCAAGGCACTCAGCGTGCCTGACGAATTCCCTTTCTACAAGCCCCTGGTGCACAAAGTCAACAAAGACACTACAAGCGCGAAACGTGAAGCGTCCAGGCTCCTCGAACAAAGCAAGGCGCGGATGCTGTCATTCGAATACGTCGTCAAGGGTCATAGCCAGAACGGGAAAAACTGGACCGCAAACGAGATCTGCCACATCGAGGACGACAATTTCACGCTCAACGGGCATGCGCTCTCCGGAGATTTTCTCATCTACGGCCGCACGTTCTCGCGTGACAAATCAAAAACGACCACGACCCTTAAGCTGGGGTTGCCCGGGGTAATTCTCAGTGAATGATTTCGCCATAGATTGGGCGATCGACTCGATGTCGCTGGACAGCGGAGACGCTCGGGCGAATAACGTTTACATAAGCGTCAAGCTGCGGCAGGGAGCGTATTTCCGCAATCCAAAGCTCGGAAGCCTGCTGCATACAATAAAGAAACTCGATTCCGATGGCCTCGCCAATGCGGTCGACTTTACAAATGCAGCGCTCAAGTGGCTCGTGGACTGCGGCCGCGCCACGTCTACCAGCGTTATCGCCGAGAAAGACAACGACACGCAGGGGCAATGCAACCTGGCTATCACAGTGAATTGGGCAACGAGCTCGCCGGTCACCTACAAGACATTTTTCAAGGTGGTATAATGGACTATTCAATGACGTTTGACCAGCTCCTCGCGGACATTCTCCAGGACTACACCAACCAGTCTCCGGACACGGACATTGCCGAGGGGACGCTCGTGCATATAAAAGCGGCCTGCATCGCCTCTGCTCTCTGGGGCATTTACAAATACCAGGACTATCTCGCCAAGTCGCGCTTTCCCGACACGTGCAGCGACGAGGATCTCCGCCATTATGCCGCCGTGTACGGGATCACGCCGACCCCTGGCGAGTCCAGTGCTGAGCTTCTTGCAGATGTTCTCAACCGCCTGCAAAATCCTCCTGCGGGCGGCAGCAAGGCCGACTATGTGGCATGGGCGAAGAGTGTTTGCGTCGCAACCTGGGCGCCCTGGGCAGCGAGCACCACCTATGCCCCTGGCGACGTGCGCAAGCCGTCGATGTCGAATGCCTTCCTATATATATGTATTGTAGCCGGTGAGTCGGCCGGGACGGAACCCTCGTGGCCAACGGCTGACGGCGGAACTGTTGTCGACGGAGGCGTTCACTGGAAAAAATGGAACCTCGATACCTATGTTGAGAATGTAAAAGCCGTGTTTGTGGACCCGCTTTCCCGCGGACCCGGCACGTTCGATATCATCGTCACAAGCGACAGCATTGCCGCTGGCCTGGAAGAGGAACCATCACTCCAGCTTTTAAACGCCATTTACACGTACATCAACGGCAACGACATCCGCCCTCTCGGAGACTATGATTTCGGCGTGCAGGCGCCGATAAAGAACGAGGTTGCCGTCGCGATCACGGTGCCGGACGGTACCCCGCAAGCCGTTAAAGACTCCATCACCGGCGACGTGCAAGCATACATGCGATCGCTGGGAATCGGCGTTGCCCTATGGCCGTCGCCGCTGAGCGCCGTGTGCGTCAAGTACGGCGTGCCGCAGTCAACGCTGGTCACGCCGAGCGCGGTTGTAAACTGCTGGCCCACGGGCAACGCGGGACATTATCAGCGGATCTGGGATCTCTCAATCACCATTTCCGAGGCGTAAACGTGTTTAGAGCCATTATTGATACATTCACAGGTGCAGTGAGCAAGATCGCGCGGTTCAGCGCGACCGTCACTCAGGACGAATACGTGAATGACCGGGAGGCGTTCCAGCACTATGGATTCGCGTCGCGTCCGCAGAAAGGCGCAGAGGGGATTTACATAAAGGAAGGCGGCATGGTTGTCATGGTGGCCGACGATGACCGCCGGTACCGCATCGCGCTGGAAAGCGGCGAGGCCGCGATCTACACCGACCAGGGCGATAAAATCCACATCAAGCGCGACGGCAATATTTTAATTCAAGCGTCTTCTTCCGTCAAGGTGGTCTCTCCCAATGTCGAGTTTTTGTCCGCTGGCGATGCTGTAACCGAGGGCTTGGCGCAAAAAATGCTGAATGGGCAAACGTTCCAAACTTGGGCCGACACGCATTTTCACACGGGCGGTTTCGTCGCTCCCACATCAGTCCCCGTTGAAACGAGCGCGGCGTTTCCGCTGCCGGTTTTGTCGAACACCGTCAAGGCGTCGCCATGAGCGCAGCATCCCTACGCGAGGCAATCATCGCCCAGATGGGGCATGTGCACGACGCAACCGGCCGCGCGTATCGCACCGCCTATGCCTGGGGAGACGGCGCGACTCCCACAAATCCTGCGACCTGGTCGGCGGGATACACCGACCCAAAAGCATTTGCCGAATGCATCGCTGATGCCATCGAACCCGAGATACAGAACCGCGTCGACCTAAATGTCAAGGAGCGGTTCGACCCGACCGCCGCGCTCCCCGCCTCGCCTACGGTCGGCGACGTTTACCTCGCAACGGCCACGGCCCATGGCTGGACGGCGGGCAATTTGTATACCTGGAACGGCGCAACCTACGACGTAACCGTTCCATGCGCCGGCATGCAGATCTGGATTGTGGCCACCGGTACCGCGTCGATCTCCACGGGAATCGAATGGGTTGATCTTGAGGCTTCGAGCGGGAGCCTGAGCGGAACGGTTTCTCCGAACACCCTCGCAATGGGCGGACCGCTGGGCAGTGGGCTTGTCGATTCCCCAATAGTATCCGATATTGCTGCGCATGGAAAACTTTGGATTGGTTACAATTTTGTAGGGGCCGGTGCTGGCCCGATCTATAACGGCGATTTGTGCCTGAATTTTTGTCCTGAAAATGGATATGGTGTTGCGTTTACATGGGCAGATGCGGAATCTTTTCGCATTCAGTCTGATCTGTCTGTGCTAATTAATAATGGCAACTGGCTCGAATTCGGTGAACTCAACCATTATATTCGCAACAAACAAAATGGCACCACGCTCGCAAATTCCGATTTGGAAATAGGCAGTTCCTACGGCAATACGGTTTTCCTCGCGGGAGGCGGTTGCTACACTGCGTCGGAATGTCTGCGAGTCGGGGAGCAGTTCTTTGGCTTATCAGGAGATGGATACGGCATCCAAGCACCCGGCATCTGGTCAACTGGCCTTGCGTCAAAAGTGGTTAAAACCGATGCGAATGGGAAGCTTGTCGGGTGCACAAACCTAGCCGACGTTGCGTATCTCACGACCGTCACGCCCCACAATATTCTCTCCACAACCCACGGCGACACGCTCGCGGACACCGTGGTGCGCGGCGATCTCCTCACTGGTAACGCAACACCGAAATGGGGACGCTTGGCAAAGGGCACGAGCGGGAACCTTTTAGGGTATAATGCTACAGATGTGGTTTCGAATACCCTTGCGGGGTGGGGCATTCAGGCGACGCTCACGAATCCGGTGACAGGCACCGGGGCGCAGTATTATGTGCCTCTGTGGGGTGCGGGCGGGACGAGGCTGGGGAATTCGATTTTACAGCAGGACGCTGCCGGAACTACTATCGGTATCGGGGGTGTACCAGACGATGCGTTCACTGCAAAATTCTACGGAGACGCCCTTTACTTGGGGCACAATACCAAGTACGGATTAATTCCATTGGTACTCGGATTCTCTTATAATCAATACCCGGCAATCACCTACAACTGCCAATTTCAAGTAGGGCCCCCGGCGGGATACAAGTACTACGGAAATGATTATGCTTCTATGATAATGGCTAACTACGATTATGGGAGTTTGCAGCCTGTGGCGTGGAATTTTAGAAGTGCCCCTAACGGCACGGCTGGAAATGCGATATCATGGACAACGGTTGCAAATTTGTTTAACAACGGGAATTTTTGGATTTATGGGTCAGATGTAAACGGAATGGGGTTTAGTGTTGTCAATGCCGCTGCAACAACGGGGGCATCACAACAGGGGCTGATTTATCAGTTGGGTTCAACTGGATATTCTATAGCCGACTGGCCCAGCGCATTTCTAATTGAGGGGCAGGCCGCTGGAGGTACTACAATTGATGCTTTCTCCGGTGCGCTGAGTTTACAAACGGCACGCGTGACTCGCCTGAAAATTTCTAACGCTGGTAGCATAACTATTCCTGGTCTATCCAGCGCAGGCATTCTCTGCAACGCCACCACTACGGGCCTCATCTCCTCTCACGCCTGCGGCAACACGCTCTTGCAAATAGGCAATTCCTCCGGCCAACTCGCCGATTGCGGCACAGTCGTCTCCAACACCTATGCCATGTATTCCGGTGGTGTTTTGACTCTCTACAATTCGACGGCCAGCAGCGAAGGAGTCCGCGTCAATACGAACGGCACTGCCAATGGGTCCACATCTATTGATGCACGCGCAACCGGTGCAGGAACGACAAATACGGCGCTCTATGCGGATGCGGAAAACGCGGGAACAAATTGGGGACTGTATGTCAACGCCGGGAATGCGCAATTTAACGGCTTGGTAGGTATTGGCGGTGCCCCCTCGATGTCTTCGGGTATAGACATCTACGCGAATGTGACATCTAGCAATCTACTTTACATAAAAAACAACAACACTCTTTACGGCTCTATAATTACGTTTCCTATGGGTTACATAGGGGATTGGGGTAGTGCTGCGAGCGCCTGGAGCGGAGCATACGGAAATATCGCACCAGCAAGCAAAACCGGCCTGGTAGGTAGTACCACTGGACTTTTTCTCACTACGATGGGCGGGAATATTCAGTTTGCTACGCATGGTCAAACGACCGTGGCGCTAGAAATCGCAGATGGGTCAATTACTGTGCGACAATCGTTTTCTATTGCTAATCTTTCGGTGGCGGGCGTCGTCCAAAACTCGGTGACAACGGGAACGCTCACATCTCACGTATGCGGCAACGGCTATGCACAAATGGGTAATTCCTCCGGCCAGCTCGCAGATATGGTCATTCGCCAGGCGGGAACCGACATAGGCATCGGCACGACGAGCCCACAAACCACTCTCAGCGTAAACGGATCTCTATCAACCAAAACTCCTGTTGTAAGCGGGACCAACTACACAAGCGGATCGCCATACGTTATAACCACGACAGATTACACGGTGATTTTTACAAATGCCAGTGCCGACCAATATGTGACTATGCCAAGCGTAAGCACCGCTGCGGGAAGAATAATTTGTTTGCAGGCCATGGGACAGGGTGGGTTTAATTTGATAATGACAAATGGTAACCTTTTTATGCCACCGGGAGGGACTACTCCTACAAATATAATTTTGAATACCAACAATTACACGACGTGCATATTGCATAGTGATGGAACATACTGGAGAACGTTGTCGAGGAGCTAAGGTGATGAGAATAATTCACATCATTCGAGATTTGGTCGTCGTCGCCCTCGGTTTCGTGGCTATGATGATCCTTATCCTTTCCGGCTGGACAGGACTCGACAATGATTAAAATTTACGTTCCCCTCGCCTCTCACGGTGAACAGCGGCAATACCTGGCCGGGCAGGCACGGGACGCGCTTTATGCTCAGACCATCACGATCACTGCGGACCACATCGTGGAGTGCATCACCGAAGGCGCGATTCCGTCGCAACGTGTTTTCAACCCGGCGCGTATGTCGGGCGAGGCGGCGTCCCGCAACCTCTGCATCGAGCGAGCGATCGCAGCGGGCGAGGAGTTTTTTGTCATGGCGGACCGTGATCGCGTCGCATTTGCAACGGATACAGTAGAGCGCCTTCTCGCGGCGATCTCCGCAGACTCGACAATCGGCATGGTGAGCGCCGTCGACCCACGCCACTGCCGGTTTGTGGATGTCGGTTTCGTTATCTGCCGTCTCTCGGCGTTTCGGCAGATTGTTCCTATTGTAAACGTTTACGGTGAGTGCCTCTGCCGGGAGATCAACGAGGCACTGGGGAAAATAGGATTCAAAGCGGAGTATCTTTCTCAAAACATTCTTTTCACACGGGAGGTTTAGTATGGATTCAACTCAGTCAAAAGTCAACATTACCGAGAACGGACTGGGCAGCGGCGTTTCTACGTTTCTGACACAAGCAAATTTTTCCGCCGACCGAGCCACGATTTTTCCGGCGTCGGTGACGCTTCCAAGCAATGCTGTTTTTACGCCGCCCCCGCGCACCTACGTTTTCTCGCAGATGACGGCGGAGGATCAGGCGACCGTCAAGGCACAGATGGATTTCTGGGCGGCGAAATACAGCGCCGACTACGGCAAACCCGCGCAGCAGCAGGGTCCGCAGTAATCAAACCGGGCGGCATTCTGCGACAGCCGCTTATCACTATTAGGGTGTGCCTTCTCGCTCTTCACTTTTAAAAAGGGTTTTTTCAATGAAAAAGAAAATCACAGTTTTGCAGGCGATTTCGTTCGTGAATGCCTTTGATGGCCTCAAGGATTCGGGCGTGTCGTTCAAAGGCCTCAGCGCTGTCGATATAGCTATGAACCTCACCCGCATTGAGCCGGAGGTAATTGCTTTTCGCAAGCTCACCGAGCCGACCACAAAGTTTCAAAAATACCAGCAAGAGTTCAGCGACCTGCAGTTGGAAGAGCAGGCGCCGATCGAAGGTAAGGTCAAAGCCGGCCAGGGCGGAATCTTCGCGGATGGCAAGCGCGCTGCTGAGAAGATTAAGACGCTGCGGGAAAAATACAAAGCCGAGATCAAGACCATGGAAACCCGCGCAGAATCGCAGAAGGCATGCATGGACAAAATCGTTGATGTCGACATCGTTGAGATCGCACGCGACCAGATTGAAATCGCCGACAAATCCGATCGCGCCGCAGGCGTGCTGGCGGGGCTGTCAATCGTTATTAAGCAATAAGGATCGACTATGTCTTACACTCCCTTAAGCCGCCACTACAGCGTTCTGAAGCAACTGTTTCCGCTCGCTCTCGCCGGAGACCTCGACGTCGACCTAGACATCGAGGGCCTCGCGCTAGATCGCGCGGAGGATTGTGCGCGCCGGCTGCATCAGGAATTGTTTCCGGATACGTCGAGCTCGATTGATCCAATAGTATTTCCGATCGGCGGCGTACCCTGGGTACAGAAAACGTCGGCGGTGGAAAACTGGCAAGTTGTCAAGATGTCCGCCACTGGGCAATATCAAGCTGCGGTGGCAGACACTTGTTGGGGTGTGTCGTCGGATTTTGGTGCAACGTGGTCGGTGAGAAGTTCAAGCCAACTGGAAGATATTTCAATATCAGATGATGGTTCGTTGGAATTCCTAGTTCAATACGGCGATTCCTCCTCTTATTTCTCGACGGATCATGGGGTCAACTTTACGGCCCGAGGAAGGATTGGGTCGTTCGACAATCATATAACGTCTTGCTCAATGTCAATAGACGGAGAATATCTATTAGCGACTTCCGTGGAGGGCCCTTTCAAATCGGCTGATTTTGGCGCTTCATGGACACCCGTAACCTTGACGGGATTTACGAGCGTTCGAGGTTGTGACGTGTCTCAAGATGGCTCCATACAAGCACTCACCGACCACGGCGGATATATCTGGATTTCTAGAGACCACGGAGCGACATGGACGCAAAAAGCAACTGTACGAAACTGGCAGCTCATAAAAATGTCGCCAAGCGGACAGTATATGCTTGCCGGGAACGGGGAAATCTACTTTGTAGGCTCCGGGTCTCAGATTTTTGTTTCGTCCGATTGTGGAGATACCTGGACACCTATTGTTTCATCCCCCACATCAAATTGGACGGGGTTTGCCGTGTCTTCTGACGGAAAAACGATGATGGCCAGTCAAGACCGCGGTTATATCTGGATGTCAATCGATTATGGTGTAACCTGGGTGGCTGATTCTGCGTCGGGTAATACAGTGTGGCGCGGCTGCGCCATGTCCAAGGACGCAACCAAACGAACCGCCGGAGTGTATGGTGGCTATCTGTATACCTCAGTTGTAAATATGCCACCAAATTCCAATCTCGGCGCCCTTGCGTCGTGGGAGCGCACCTACGGTATCATTGGCGACCCTACAACGTCTGACCAGCAGCGCGCTGGTGTTGTTGTGGCGAAGATGCGAAACCTTGCAGGCCTCAATCGGTCAGCCTTCTACCGTATCGCCCGGGCACTCGGTTACAACACCTATCCAAGCGCTGTTGATCCCCACATTCAAATCCTCGATGGTATTTATCTTCCGTTCCGAGTTGGTATCGGGATGGTTGGCGACCCTGTTTACTTCGGCGATTCCGGCTACTCAATTTTTAGTGTGTACGTCAAGGGTACCGGCGTCGCCTCTGATTCAGTTTTACAGGCCCTTTTCAACGCCCAGAAGCGGCCGTCCTGCGAGTTTGTTTTCCAGGACATTTGATCAGGCGTTTAATGTTCTTTAAATGGTCGTTTTATTCCTATTATATTGGTGGGGTATTTGCGTCACTTACCCGCTTAAGTAGTTTTTCGTCGAATTCTTGAACTAAACGGCAGAAATTCTTGAACTAAACGGCGCGTTATAACGCCATAGGCGGCCGCAGGCAGGGGGATACTTCCCCCACAAAACATTTATCTAGTGACTCTCATCATAGTCTTTAATCTTCCGCACCACCCTCGCCTCAGCCTCGTTGAACATCTCCTGGATAAAGGGGTCATGAAAATTGTAGGTCCTTTCCTCGAAGCTCATGGAATCCATCCTGTCGAACAGCTGCTGCTTCGCGTTTGCGAT